ATTTTATTTTTCGAGATTTTTAAGTTTTTAAATTTTTCGAAAAGTTTACTATCAAACGAAGATTCTCAGATCTTTCGAATTTACTCTTACCGACACACCATAGGCGCGCAAGTTTTAATCTAAGTCCTCCACACCACAGCGGATGTGCATAATACCAAGGCCCGATCTACACTTCCAATAAAGGAAATGGTGCGACCAACACTTACTGATTACTACGTAACCCTCTCTTTGAAGAGTATGAGTTACATCAATGTAGAAATCATTCATGATTGGATAGCGCACTATCGGATCTCGAGGCAGGACAAGATTGGGTAATACCATATTTTGCTCCATATATTGAGTTTATCGACTTCTAGGTCAATACTGTTCAAAATCCGCAACAGTAAAATCGTCCATTAAATCTTGGACCATTCTGGCAGCATCTGCCAATTCTTCGGGAGTAAAATATTCGTCACCGATTTCTTCCGTACACTCTATCATCTGAGTGTTTTTCTTCAACAACACAAGTGGTACAAATTGTCGAATACGTCGAAACGACTTAATTTTACTGACGGCCATCGCCGGCAGCCCACTTCGGATAGCTTTTTTATACAGCCCACGGATAACACGATCCATGGCTTTAGGGGCTCCTTTGAGCCATGCACAAGATTGCAGACATTTGATCAAGCATTTTTCATCTTGAATCTCAGCATCTTCCTCTTCTAATAATGGTCCCTCTAAGGGCTCGCCATCAAGAACATAATCCTCCTTCAACGGACGGATTTTTCGGAATTTTTTAAGCGATTGCTCAACAGCAACCGGATGCTCCACAGTCTTTTCCACAATCGCGACTTCATCGCGGTGCATAGCGAAATAGCTTGCAACAACACGTTGCCTTTGATTGATAGCCCATTTCCAGTTCGTCGGAATGGGGAAACCTAATCCCCCAAGGTCTTTACTGATGAAGTAGTTAGGTGTAAACTTAACTCCCTTCACCTGCCTTGGTAACAGTTTCGGTATTCTCTTCAAAATCAATCGACGACACCGCGCATCACCTCCCTTCTCAGGGTAGGTTGGACATGTCGGCGCACTATTGGCCAATTCCCAAATCTGCGGAATCATCCCAAGTGCCTCAGCTAATTCACCCTTCTTCACATTATGTCCACAACTAACAGACAAAGGTATATATTCGATCTTCTTTCGATATTTCATATCAACGAAAATCGAGTTTATTAAAGCATACCTCGGCGACTCATAGGTCTTCGCCTCATTTACTGTCAGCCCGACTTCTTCA